GTACTACAGAGTTAAAAAAAAAAATTAAGATTAGAATATCAAAGACCTGATGATATTCACATATTTGGATATACAGTTGAAGAAAAAAAACGAGCAGAAAAGTTTGAGAATTATAATCCTGAACTGTTTGTGGACTGGATATTGATTGAAAAAGGTATAACTAAAGAAAATTGTTTAGGTATGTTATGGAAATCAGAGATAAAACTACCTAAAATGTATGATTTAGGTTATAACCATAATAATTGTATTGGCTGTGTAAAAGGTGGGATGGGTTATTGGAATAAAATCAGAAAAGATTTTCCTGAACATTTTAATGAGATGGCTAAGATAGAAAGGGAAATTAATCATTCAATATTTAGAAATAAAGAAACGAATGAGCGTATATGGTTAGATGAGCTTGATAAGGATGCAGGTAACTATAAAACAGAACAAGCTATTACTTGCGATTTAAGCTGTGGATTAATGATTGGAGAATTATAAAATGTATTTTACAATAAATGGATTACCGAAAGCACTAAAAAGACATAGACATACAAGGTATGGTAAAACTTATGACCCATCTAAGGATGATAAAAAAAAGTTATTAAAAAAGCTTAAACCATATATCCCAGCAAAACCTATAGAGGAAAGAGCAATAAGATTAATGATTATATTCTTTATGCCAAGACCCAAAAACCATTATAGGACAGGTAAATTTAGTCATTTATTAAAAGATAATCATCCAACATATCATGTATTTACACCTGACCTTGATAATTTAGTAAAAATGGTTGCAGATACATTAAATGGGTTATTTTATAAAGATGATAGTCAAATAGCACAAATAAAGGCAGAAAAAATATACTGTGATGTAGGAGAAAAACCAAAAACAGAAATACATATAGAGCAAATATAAAGAGCCAAGATGTATGCTGTATAACAATAATGGTTGGGGAATCAGTAAGGCAGCATAAGATACATCTTATAAAATAAGGGAGTTCGTAGCGTTCTCCCTTTTTTATTATTGTTAATGATAAAAAATAAATATTAAATTCGCCCCCATAAATTCTATTAAAATAAATTAATTCATATATGTCTGAAGTTGATAAACAACAGAAAAAACAAGGTGGTGTTACAGGAAAGGGATTTGTAAAAGGTAAATCAGGCAATCCTAATGGCAGACCTAAGAAAGCAAAGTGTATTCCTGATATACTTAGAAGTATTACTTCAGAAAAAGCAGATGGATATGAAACAAAACTACATAAAATATTAGATAATGTAGTTAATCAAGCTATAAAAGGTGACCAATGGAGTATCCAATTTGTAGCAGATAGGATGGAAGGTAAACCTGCACAAGTAATAAATCAAACTATAGAAGAATTACCAAGTGGGTTCACAACAACACGAATTTAAATTATATGGTCATCAAGAAGATTTTGTTTATTCTGAAGCAAAGTATCCAGCACTTGTAGCAGGGTATGGTGCAGGAAAAACATATTCAATATGTCTTAGAGCATTAAGAGAATGTGGATTAAATGCAGGTAAGTTAGGATTATTAGCAGAGCCTGTATATCCAATGGTGATTGATGTATTACAGCCAACATTGGAAGAAGTGTTAAATGATTGTGGATTTGCTTATGAGTATAGTGCATCACAATTAAAGTACAGAGTTAAATGGGCAACAGGATGGGCAGATATAATATTGAGAAGTGCAGAAAATGCTCGTAGATGGGCAGGATTAAACCTTGCTTGGGGTGGTATAGATGAAAGTGCTTTATTAAAAAGTGATTATGCTTGGAAGATGTTATTGAGTAGGTTAAGAGATGGTAATACTTTAACTGCATTTACAACAACAACACCTGAAGGATTTAATTATGTTTGGGAGTATTGGGCAGATAATCCTAAAGAGGGTTATGAATTAATACAAGGTAAGACCCAAGATAACAAGCATTTACCTGAGCAATTTGTAGAAAGTTTAAAGCAAAACTATGATGAAACACTACAACAGGCATATCTTGAAGGTACTTTTGTTAATCTACAGCATGGAAGAACATATTACAATTTTAATAGGGATTTAAATGTCAAAGAAGTCAAATATAATAGTAACTTACCCATTAAGATTGGGATGGACTTCAACATCGACCCCATTACCTGTGTACTTGTACAGGAATATCACTCCGAGCCTGGAGTTCGAGTGTTCGATGAAATATCAATATCACATAGTGGTGGGCAAGAATTGATGACACAGCAACTTTGTAATGAAGTTAGAAGAAGATATGGGGATAATAGAGATATTACATTTTATCCTGACCCATCAGGTAAACAGAGAAGAACATCAGCATTAGATACAGACCACGATATTATAAGGCAAAATGGCTTTAGATTATTCGCAAAATCTACTGCACCAAGTGTAATTGATAGAGTTAATTCAGTAAATTCAATTATGAAGAATTGTATAATTGATGATAAATGTAAAGGATTAATTCGTGACTTGGAACAGGTTGTAAACAAGGATGGCACACGAGAAATAGACAAAAGCAATAAAAGTTTAACACATTTCAGCGATGGGTTTGGCTATTATATTGACTATGAACATCCAATAAGAAAACCTATTACAAGGACATACATGGCATGATTTATTTTTATAATGCAGAACAAGCAGTAAAAGATTCTATATCAAGATTTAAAGAAAATAATCTTGCAAGAATGTTTAACCATAGAACTAAACTTGTTGATTACTATCAATATCAAAATACCGAGCAATACATAGATAATTATTTTGGTGGTACTTTACAGCAAGAAATACCACTATATACTACTAATATTACTAAAAAGATTGTTAATAGAATATCAATGGTTTATAAAGATAATCCTGTTAGAATGTATGACAGCGAAGTAAATGAAGATATTAATTCTCTAATGTTCAGAAAAGATTACAAATTAAAAACAATGGAGAGAATACACAATCTTGTTGGTACAATGCTTGTTCATGTGTTTTGGAATGAATCAGAAGAAAAGATTGAGTACAGACCTGTATTAGATTATGAAGTAACACTAAATCCTGAAAATCCTATGGAAGTAATGTCTGTTTTATATCCAATAGAAAAAACTACAGATGATATATTGCAACATCAAAATGACAAATTTATATTTTGGTCTAAAGATGAACACTATATGATTGATGGGCAGGGTAAAATCACCCAAATAAATGAGGATAATGTAAATCCTTATGGTATGCTTCCTTTTGTAACAATTCAGCCTAATACAGCGATTGATGAGTATTTTAACATTGGTGAAGGTGCAGATATAGCATTAGCTAATCAACAAATAGATATATCAATGACAATGCTACAGCATCACATTAGAAGTGCTGGTGGTCAGATGTTTGTAACAGGTAGAGTAGATACAGATAACATACAGCTTGGATTAAATAAAATAGTTGTGTTAGAAGATGGTAATTTTGGTACTGTAAATAATTCTACAGATATTGGTGCTATAATGGAAGGCATAAAACATCAAATACAGCATATATGTAGTAATCATCATATAGCTTTTGATTTTGGTATATCAACTCAAAAATCAGGTGTAGCAATTAAATTAGAGAATCTTGAATTACTTGAAGCAAGAGAAGATGATGTTGAAAAGTTTAGAATGGTAGAGCATGATATACACAGGATAGAGCAAAGAATACTTGAAGTAGAAATGAATCTATTCTTGCCTGATAACTTTCATGTTGATTTTACAGAAATAAACTTTCCTGACCCTGATAAAGAAATGGCTCAATGGGATTGGTGGATTAAAAATGGTATTAAAGATAAGATTGATTACATTATGGAAAAAGACCCTGATAAATTTAAATCAAGGGAAGATGTAATTAAATTTTTAGATGAAAGAATTGAGCAAAGAAATGAAAAGGCAAATATATTTAGTTTAAGACCAACAGGTACAGATGTCAATACTGCTTAATCATTTAAAAAATATAGACGAACTTAAAGAAAAAATTGAAGAAGAATCAGAAGAAATACTTAAAGTAATTAATTTAGAATATTTTTTAAGTTTAAATATTGAAGAACAAAGAGCGTATGCTTTAGAAATATTGTATAATTTTTGGGAATCACAAGAAGATAAAATAAAAAAATCTATTAAATTAGGTGAAGCTAAAGCCAAAAAATTAATAAATGTCACAGAGAGTTAAGATAATTAAAAATATCAGTTGGAAATTAGATTTGCATAAAGAAGTAAATGTTGTAGCTTCAATGCTTGTTAAAGATATTAGAGATGGAATAGCTACTAAAAAAGATATAGATGATAGAGATTTTAAAAAGTTAAAACCATCAACAGTTAGACAAAAGAAAAGAAAAGGCTATGCAAGACCATCAACACCTTTATGGGGTACAGGTATGATGAAGGAAGTATTTGTAAAGCCAAGAGCCAAAAAAGGCAAAGAGATTGCAAAAGTACAAGTGCCAAAAGGTAGAGATGGTGTAAATAGAATAGTAGTTGGTGATATTCATAATAAAGGTGATAACATTATGCCACAAAGAAAGTGGTATGGTGTAGGTAGCAGGGCAGAAAAAAAAATAGATTTATATGTTCAACAAGCATTACAAGAAAAAATGAGATTGAAGAAATGACCATAGAAGATTTAAGGGAGTTTATGACAATCACAATTAATGCTACTGTTGATAGGTTAATATTAGATGTTAATGAATTATCTAATACAATGAGGGTGTCAGGTGCATCTAATAAAGAAATATATGAAACATTAGAAGATGATTTAAAACAATCGGGTAGAATATTTGGTGCATTTAAAAACAAATCTAAAGCTACAATATCTAATGGAGTAGAAAATGCTGCTAATATAACATCAGAGCAAGTATTTAGTCAAGCTGGTGTACAAAGATTTATGTGGGTAACTACAGGTGGTAATGTATGTCCTGATTGTCAAGATAGAGCAGGATTAACAGGTAAAATGTCATTCTTTGCTAACTTAGGACTACCAAAATCGGGATTTAGTGTATGTAGAGAATATTGTCAATGTCAGTTAGTACCAATAGAGTATGATGCTGAGGGCATACAATTTGTTAAAATAAAAAACAATAAAAAATAATTTGAATAATAATAAACAGGAGTTATAAATTATGGCAGACAATCCAAATGTCGTAAATCAGGATTCAGTCAATCCAAATGACTTAAAACAGGAATCCATCAATCCAAACGATGTTAAACAGGACAACTCGGATAGTAAATCCGAACATAGTGTTCCCTATTCCGTTTTTAAGGACACAAAAAACCAATTAAATGATATAAAAACTCAACTTGCAGAGTTTCAAGATAAGCAAAATGCTGCAAGAGAGAGTAAAATGAAAGAAGAAGGGCAATTAAAAGAACTTCTTCAAGAAAAAAATACATTAATTGAGCAACAAACAAATCAGTTGCAAGAGTGGACAACTTATAAGCAAAATAAAAGGGAAACTTTATTAAATCAAATCCCTGAAAATGACAGGTTGATTTATTCAGATTTATCATTAGACAAATTAGAAGCTCATGTGAACAAATCAGTTAAACCAATATCAGCTAAAACATCTACTGCAACAGGGCAGAGAGGAGCTGCTGGTGAGTTTGGTGGATATAGTTCAATAGAAGAATGGGCAGCAAAAGACCCTGTAGGATGCGAAAAACATTTAAGTAAAAATGTTTCGGGTTATTCGTGGGGAAAAGTTAGATAATTAAAAAATAGGAGTGCAAAATGGCACAAGCAGCAGCAGTAACTGATGTAGGAGTAGCAGCTGGAGGATTAGGAACAGCAGTAGCATCAGCAATAGTACAATTTAACAAGGCAGCAGTAGTACCAAGTCTTATAACAATGGTACCAGCACCACAAGGAACAAATACAGTAAAGTTTCCTGTATATACAAAACACGACCCAACTGATGCAAATTTTGGTGTTGATGAACATGCAACTGGTGCAGAAGATACAATAGCAAATTTAACAAATATTGAAACAGTAGCAGTATCTTGTGAGGTTTTAAGAAGGGCAATTAGAGCAGAAATAACAGATTTATCAGCACATGGTAATGCAGATGCTTTGTTAGTAAATGCAGGTAGGCAATTAGGTAATGATATTGCTCGTAAATTTGATGTAGAAGTATTGGACTTATTAGATAATTTTGATAATGCAGTAGGTCATGATGATGCTTTGACATTTTCAGTATTTATGGATGCTGTTGCGACATTAGAAGCTAATGATGCACCAAGACCATATAACGCTGTATTGCATCCACAACAAGTATATGGTAGTTTTGGTTTATCTAATGAGTTTTCTATAGCAGGAACACCAGCAAATGGTGGTACAGGTTCTTTCGGTGGTCAAGCATCGGATGCAGTAGCAAATCAATTTCAAACAGCAGGATTTGTAACAACATTAGCAGGTATAGGAATACATACAACTACAGCAGTATTAGATGGTGCTACAGGTAGAAAAGAAGGTGGTATGTTCTCAAAAGAAGCTATTGGATGTGGATATATTGATTTTGGTGGTGGTAACTTCATGCAAATGGCAAGTGAAAGAGAAGAAGCGTATGCTAAAACTACTTTAGTTGCTAATGCTTACTATGCAGCAGCAGAATTAGTTGGTGTGTATGGTGTTGAAATAGATACAGAAGTTGCTTAATAAGTATAAATAATATAAGGGGAGGTTTTACCTCCCTTTATGCTATAATTATGAATAAAAATCAACCAAAAAAAGAAATAGGCAATTTAAACAATAAAGTGT